CTAGCTCGCCAATACTGTGGGCCTGTGAGTTGCGGGAAGCAAATGAGTACCCTTCGATAATTGCGACGCTAATATCAAAATCTCTGCAAAGCCCAAGAATCGTTGAAGAAATATAACTAAGTCTTTCCGCACCCTTGGCTGCTGTTGAAATAACACCAGTGTCACCGTTTATTGAGTATCCAGTTGAGGTAAGAGATAGGTCAATGCCGGCGACGTTCATAAGAGAACAATAGCCCAGACAGCAGAAAACCCGCCGGTCGCGAACAGGCGGGTACTGAGGGTATTAGCCTCGCTGCCACGGAGTGGACTGCTCTCCGCTAGATTCGACCACCTGCCTTCCTTGTCCATCGATAAGGATTGCGCGCTAGCTATAGATTATCAGCGCTAATTTGCATGTGGTGTAAATGGGGTGATGCTATTCTTCCCAGCCGTGTCTCGATAGTCCAAGTTCAAAAGCCAATGCTGGGTAGCGTCCTATCCTGTCGTGACATTCTCTGCAAACAGCCATGAGGTTGTCTTCGTCTAGAATCGAACCTCCCTGTGAGCGGCGTTTTAACTCATGGATGTCTACGCTTCGGCGGCGAGAATATACAACCTTTTCATCGTGCTCTGCAAAAACAGGGCATGCTTCACAGTGGGGTCGTTGCTCCAGTAGCCGAGCGACAAGCGGTCTCCGTAAACGGTACTCTGCTTCTTTTTTCTTGGACCTATGGCGCATTACTCCATATTAACGGAGTCGAATTCCCATCTTCCATCTAGCGCTGCCCATAGAGCCTCGTCCGCTGCCGACGGTTCCATGTCGAACTCTTCCATAAGGCGCTTGTGCTGGAGAATTGCATTCTCAAACAACTCTTCACGAGATGTGAACTGCCCATCTTCGGGCATGGCGCTGACTCGGTCCAACTTCATCTGGACATAGTGCTTAAAACGCTCAATCTTGTGCCGGCGCGAACCGTAGGTTGCAATTGCCTCCGCCAGCAGGCCGGCACCAGATGCTCCAAGGGCTTCGTATCTCTCCCTGTCCGCATCTTCATCGTCCAACAGGTCTGAGATTTGGTCATCCAAATTCTCTATTAGCGATGAGAGAGCCTTCTTCCACCGACTTCTATTTGACGGAAGCTCGAGGTACTCGCGCTGTGAGTGACCGATTTTGTTTTTTACGTCGTCCGCAACAATTCGTGCGAATGCGTCATCATTCATTCTAGTTCCAGTATGTACAAAGCTCTCGTTTGAATATGCACCAGTTGCATAACGGTGTTGGTTGTGGTTTCCAATCATTGTTGGCATGACAGTTTTCTATTTCCCTTCTAACTGACACTACTGTTTCTTTTACTGCTTCTATTTCTGCACGCGTTGGCGCGTGAGTGAGGCGGGCTCCATCTTTGAGATAGAGAAGCTCTAGCTCAAAGTTATCAAGCCCTGTTTCTTTTTCCAACAGCGCTGCATACAGCGTAAGTTGAAAAAACTTGTCTTTGGCATAGCGCGGATTAGGGGTTTTGCCGGTTTTGTAATCGGTGATTTTTGCAGTAGTTAAATTAACTTTGCTCCATCTATCTATGAACCCCTTCATAACAACACCATCGATGTCGCCGCCAAGTTCGTGCTCTACTCCATCTGGCTCTACCTCTGATGGGTTTTCCATATCGAACAAGTGTTCGACGCACCACCAGCATGACCAGCGAAATTCATTGAGACTCGTGCCGCCGAGATAGGGGGTGACTTGATGCTGCCAGTTGCCCGACTCCCATATGCTGGAGCACAGCATTTTTGCCGTGCCGAGCGTTCTCTCCTCTGGTGGATAGTCCGCGTACATGTGTTCAAGCACTTCATGAACAAAATTACCCATCAGCGTGTGGATGGTCGGTGGCTCAACGTGCTTATCAACTCGTGACAATTTGAACTTCAGCGGGCACTGCTGAAAGGTCGAGATTGATGATGCCGACAAATAGTCGGGCAGGCTTCCTGGCTCACTCATTGACTAGCGTGGCATTCAGCGAAAGTGCGACAGCGTGGGCGTGAAGAAACTCGATGTCTTCCAGGCTCGCAGTTGACTGCTTGGGGATAGGGGCACCGTTGCTGTGCTCTGCCCAGCGTTCCCGCAGGCTTTCCTTTTGTTCTTTGGTGAGGGTTTTGGTGATTGACACAAATGCATCCCACTCGGCTGTTGGTGCCTGTGCTGTCTGCGTTTCTACGCTGGCATCAATATGGGCTTCGATGTCCATTGCCTCTTCAGAGCGGGAAAGGTAGAGACCGATGCCTAGTGTTTGTGCTGCCTTTTTAAGAGCGTCTGACACGGCACCCTTCATCTCGTCACCGAGGTCAACTATCTCGCCCTGCTTAGTGCGCTTGATTTTTTGGCCACCGATACCGTCGCGGTGAACCATGATGCGGTCCCCTTTGTCATTGACAAGTACGGCATCCAGCGTTACGTGGGCAACGATGAAGTCGCTGTCGGTGCGGTCGCGCTCGCAGCTGATGATGCGCATTGACCATGCTTCTACGCCAAGAACCTTGTTGAGACGGGTAATGACTTCGCTTACTGGGATGTAGGTAAGACTTGTTCCGCCCTTGCGAAGCTCTCGCTCCATCTCTGGCGGGAAGGGTGCTGAAAGGTCTTGGTACAACATTACTTTGCTCTCCGTACGATAATGCTTTCTTTGGATTCGGATACGTCGCAGAACTTATCGGCATTGATGCCGATTTTTGCGAGTTCTTTTACGCGCCAGTATGAAGGCGCGCAGTAGTCCAGCATTTTGACCATCATGTCCTGCGGCGTCAACACGACCTCGCCGGTCTCCATGTCCACTGCCATATCTCCAATTCTGCTGGCAACGTTCTTGGCTAGAGCATCGTGCTGCCACTTTTTTCTGTCAGATGCAGCTCGTTTTTCGATTTTGGTTCCGTCGGACAATACCATCTCGGGCACGGACTTCATCGCTCGGGCAAGGACTGCGCATGCGCTGTCGTATACGACTGAAATTTCTGCCTTGAGGGCGTGCAGAGCAGATACAAACTCGGCGACCTCATCCTTTTCGACGGCATCAAACGCAGCAATCTGACGGTCAATCATATTTATTTGCGTCTGAATCTCTGCCACAATTGGTCGCCAATCAGGCGATACAACTTCGTTATCCATATGTCTCCTTCTTAGCAGTTACGTGTAGCAATGTAAATTTGGGTACGTACACCCTGCACGTAACAGGTTGGTTTAGATGAGTATAGCCATGGGTCTACGCTGTGGCAACCCCAAACCTGCCAAATATGTAAAAGCCCCTACAGCCGAGTCCACTTGGTCATCATGGTCGCAGGCCTCTGGGAATGCGGAGACCTCATCTAGCCAGTCGGTAATCCAGGATGACCGAACTAGGCGCACATTGCCATTAGCGGCGGCGGCGGCAAAAGGGCGCGCTCTTGTAAATTTGTCACCGGTTGAGCGAATGCCCTGAAAATCATAACCAGGCAATACATATCTTGCATATTGGTCTATGAGGGCCTTACCCGACGAACCGGGCTCTTGCTCCATTCTGATTCCAACTGTGTGGCCATCTTCAGCGGCTGTTTGAGCAATTAGCTGCTCGACTTTTTCGTTCTTGACCCTGGCCCGCCTTACGTCCAGCACATAGGCAATTCCCTGGTCGAACAGCATCAAAGTACCGACTGTCCAGTCCGGATTTGGGTTTGAATGGCTTGGCTCGGTGGCCGCCATGTCCCAAAATCTAACCGCCCTGGCGGCCGACGTGACCTGTGGCACTTCGTGGTGGTCAATGATGGGGAAGTCAGTTCTGTCAAACAACGTACCGAGTGACGTCGCCCACCAGTCGCCCATTTCTAGCCTCCGCCGCTCAATGGGGTCAAGTGCAGAAAGCGCCATGCGGTATGAGTCGGCATCGATTCCAGGGTTATCGGTCAACATTGACGGCACAAATATTCGCCCGGTTTCCTGGCCCTCTACAATAAATCTCTGCCTGACCCAGTTCGGAGCAGGGTTAGACGCCGCCCTCATTCGGAGTGGGACCTTAGACAGGTCCCCAGATGCTGGACGACGCAGACGAGAGAACAGATAACGATAGTCGTTTTCACGAATTTCCGTTACTTCGTCCATGCCTATGAATTGAAATTCAGAACCCTTATATCTCAAGTAGTCATTAGTATTATTGAGGTAGCCAAAAGATATTCTTGCCCCAGAAGGGAAAGTAGCTACATACTGATTAGCGTTCCAGTGGATATCGTCCTGACCAGAAATCCATGTTCTGAAGCGGTCCATGAGGGCTCCGGGAAGAGCCAAGTCGGCATATGTACGCCTGAAGAGAATGGCTGAATACCCAGGCACGTCAACATATTGCAGTGCAGCCATTAACAAAGCCGAAGATTTTCCACCGCCGGCTGCACCGCCGAATAGTGCCTCAAGAGAAAGCGTTCTTAAAAAAACTTTCTGCGTCAGCGATGGCTCTTCAGGACAGAACAGCGGAGTCTTCGGTTGTAGATAGTCAAGTATCTCTGTCCAGTTAGTCACAGTCATATCCTACGCAGGCAATGTTTATGACTAGTATAAGCTTGTCTACGGCCGCAGAAAGTCAGAACGGTGAAACAACGACTAGCAAAACTCGTCGAATTTGTCGCAAAACGCGCAACACGAGCCGCGACTGCCAATATGTTGATGGCGTCATTTATAATTATGACATCGATTGGCGCGTTTTATATTGACATCTCCGCAGGTTTTATAACCCTCGGAGTGGCTAGTGGCGTGTTGGGTTTTCTTTTGGGACTTGAGTGAATTAGGTAAATATGGCGTGGAACTCCGGCAACAATAAAGCTTTACAGTCCGGCTCTCAAAAATCTATTTTAACACCGGGCGCACCAATTGCGTTCAATACTGGCATCGCCGGAAAGCCATATCGCGACTCGTGGGATATAGAGCGCGCGTACAGAGAGGGAATGGCCAAAGTTACATGGGTAACGCGGTGCATTGATGCTATTGCCGGTAACCAAGCACGACTACCTGTCATTCTTCGTAAAGATAATTCTCCATCAGGGAAAATAGTCACCGACAACAAAAACAACGAAATACTGGATATTCTCAACACAAAGTCCAACATGGGGGAGAACTCTTTTGTTTTTCGCTATCGCCTATCTTCGCAGCTACTTCTATCTTCGCGCGGCGCGTTTATTGAAAAAGTTCGGGGTAAAGACGGCTCAATAGTCGCATTACAACTTCTTCCCCCTCAACACACTGCGCCAATACCAGACCCCAAAAAATTCGTTGCTGGGTTTGAGGTGGACATGCGCAATGGGACAAAAGTGACCCTTGATGCGGATGATGTTATATGGATTAGAAAACCACACCCGCTAGACCCATACCTATCTTTAACCCCACTTGAGTCAGCGGGAATAGCGGTAGAGATTGAGAATCTTTCCAAAATTTACAACAGAAACTTTCTGCTAAACGATGGCCGTCCGGGCGGAATGATTGTTGTTCGTGGAGAGATAGACGACGACGACAAAGACGAATTACGCGCGCGTTTTAGAGGGAACGTTAACCGCGCCGGCGCAATCACTGTTGTTTCTTCGGATGAGGGAGTCGACTACGTAGACACCGGAGCAAGCCCGCGCGACGCTAACTACATCCAAATGCGCCAAATCACAAAAGAAGAAATTCTGGCAGCGTTTGGTGTCCCCGAATCAGTAATCGGTAACGCGTCGGGCAGGACTTTCTCTAATGCTGGCGAAGAGCACAGAGTTTTTTGGAACGAAACACTCCTGCCGCACCTAGAGCTAATTGGTCGTGGTCTTGACGAACTAGACCCGGACCACTACATCGACTTCGACACATCCGATGTTCCGATTCTCATTTTGTACAAGCAAGAGAGAGAACGTTATTTACTTGATGAGTTTCAAAATGGGCTCATCAGCGGCAATGAATACCGAGCACATACTGGAAGAAAAAGAGTTGACTCAGACCTGATGCAGGCCATGCTTGCCAACCCGAACCTCACACCGATTGGCTATACGGATAGAAGGTTTGACTCACAAGAGCAAGCGCAGCAGCAAGCTGCCGCCATGGGTCAGCCAGGGATGCCTGGGGTGGCAGCGGCTGGAGCGATGCCACAGATGCCGCCAGCCCCAGCGGGAGCCGAGGAAGGCGCTCCGCTACCGGAAATGGGTTCTATACCAGCCCAAATGGTTGACCTTACTGGCGGGCAGCCACAAGAGGGTATGACAGCAACGTTGAATGCCGAAGCGGCACAACAACAGATGGCCCCACCAATGGCGTCGCCAAGTGCACTGTCTGCATTTAACGACCAAATACAAGCCAAGTCAGCCGAACTACGGAACGACTGGGAAACGAAGGCCGACGCCTCTTCCGACACGTGGACAGAAATTCTAGACAGAACATTAGAAAGATTCTTTGAAAGGCAACAAAGAGTAGTCCTAGAAAAAGCTTTGGGCGCAAAGTCTAAAAAAGCCGTTGACGCTGGGACACTAGAAGTTGACTCGATATATGACATTTCTGTGTGGAACAAGCAATTAGAGGATGATGTACGCCCTGTTCTTTCTGGAATAGTGAAGGATGCGTCTCAGATTGCGTCCGAGCAAACCGGCATCCCGGTCGATATGGAGGATGACGAAGTAAAAGAATTGCTGGACGCCCAGATGCAGCGCGTTCAAAAAACTAACTCCACGACAAAAGATGAGATAGCTTCGGCAATTCTGATTGCGCTGGCACTGTCTGATGACGAAGACAGAGTTGGAATGCTCAAAGCAGCGCTATCGGCAATTTTTATTAATATTCTTGCCAAGCGCAAACGCTCTATTGCAGAGCACGAAGCGCAAAGCTCGCATAATGCCGGAACATATTTTGGTGCTCGTCAGTCTGGAGCAACAACAAAAACATGGGTTACACGCAAGGACGCCAGAGTGCGCGGTGAGCACAAATTGTTAGAGAATAAAACGGTTGACCTATCTGACGATTTCTCCATTGGGCCAGAAACGTTGCGATTCCCCGGAGACCCACTTGCGCCGCCGCATCTAACAATGAACTGCCGCTGCAGGCTTCGTTTTAATGTTGACTGAAGACTTGCAGTAAACACCATTCAATAGTTGCGCCACGCTCGCGGCATCAGGGATTATTATGTAATAGCCGGACCTAGAAAGGCTAATTCTAATGAATTTTAGCGCGTTTACTGAAAGTCGTGACTTTACTGAAACTAACTATAAGTCGCTGTCCGGACAAATCAATGTCAACGAAGCAAAGGGTGTAGTTGAATGCTTTGTTGCTGCAATCGGAAATAAAGACAGCGTCGGTGATATTTGTTTACCAGGATGCTTCACTGAAAGCCTTAAGCGTCGCAAGCCTCGTGTTGTATGGGGTCACAATTGGAATGAGCCGATAGGCAAGGTATTGGAAATTTACGAGGTTGGACCCAGCGACCCGAGACTGCCGGCAAAGATGCGCGAACGCGGTGTCGGCGGACTGTTTGCAAAAGTTCAATTTAATCTCGGGGCAGAAAAAGGCAGAGAAGCGTTCGCTAACGTTGCATTTTTTGGACTTGAACAAGAATGGTCAATAGGATACAAAACACTGGATGCGGTGTTTGATTCTGGCCAACAGGCCAACTTGCTGAAGGAAGTAGAGCTATACGAGGTTTCCCCAGTACTGCATGGCGCAAACCAGCTGACAGCAACGCTGTCAATTAAAACTGCCAATCAATTGGATGAATACGAGGAAAAAGCTTCCGATAAGCCGCTGAGGGACCCCAAAGGTGGACTAACAGCCGCTGGGCGCGCCCATTTCAAGCGAACAGAGGGAGCAAACCTTAAGCCTGGAGTTAAGGG